TCATTCAGAGCAGTTCCATACTTATCTTCTGCAATCTCATACAGAAGTCTAGATGACAGTGGCCACTGATCTTGTACGCTAGTGATATTAGCTGACAGTAAAATAACCCAATCAAGGTCTCCATCTTCATAGAGTTTTTCTGCAACATTGTCAGGTCTCTCTCCATCAGAGATGCTATACCCCTGGAAACTGGTGATGTTTGCAAAAACAGAGTTGTTTAACTTGATTCTGGTAAAAAGGTTTTTTACCTCAACATACTGCTCTCTTTTCCCGCCCTCTTGGACGGGATTGATGTACTTAAAGTTGGGTAGGATGTCAAAGTATCTTTCTTGTGTCATTAGAAACCAGAGCCTCCTTGATACTGATCATAGTCTTCACGATAGATAGGTTCTAACTCAGTGAAGTTGAGGGATAGTTGAATGTGAACTGGAGTTCCCATACTATCATTGTAGCTAGCATACTGACCAGAACCAGTGTAGTTGATGCCTACATTCGTTATAGCACAGACCTTAAATCTATTTAAGAATCCGTGGACTTGTGTTCCCTTTCTATATGAAATTCTCCATACATCAGGACTGCCAAGGAAAGCTGAGTTGCTTCTTCTTGCTGCTGATGACTGTTTTAGTTTATAAAGTATTTCTCTAATTACCCCTGCTTCTTTCTCATCTCTAGGTGTTAGATCCCATGCAAAGTTAAAAGGTCTTAGTGATACACCATTAAATAATAACTCAAGGTTCTGGTTTACAATCTTACCTTCTTTTCTTGCCAGAATATCTGCTGCTCTGATATTAGTACCAGCGAGTGCATTGATTGCATCAGCTGCTGCACGATCCCGTAAATACTGTTTACTTGCGGTGCTGAATAAAGCGGAGGATTGAGCATTATCTTTTAGAGTATTTCCAATTGCGTCAAGTCCTGCTGCAGCACTGGCTGCAACACCATTCTCTTGACTTGCTATTTGCAAACCCTTCGCGAGTGCATTAACACCAGTTCCTGCTAATGCACTAATTCTAGATTCTCCCCATCCAACGGTATTTGCCTGTGCAATCTGATTAGGCATAGGCAGCACAATATTATACTTCGCCTTCGCAGTTTTTAATCTCTGAAAGGTAGAGTTTGTATTAGTAAAATCTGGTAATTGACCAGATGGTTTGTACTCAATTGACTCAATCAACATATAATCTGTTGATCGGTCCATCATATCGTATGGATAACGATAGATTTTAGCCATTAGCTTTTATTGTTATTTAGTGTCCCCATCTAACTCCATGCAATCAAATGCATATTGCGACATAACTGCGAACAATCGCATCTTTATAGCACGAAGATATTCCTGTTCTTCTACAGGTCTTGCAGGTGCCCCTGGCCAAGTTTCATATGCGTAAGATATGATACTATACAAGGCTCTTACCTCATCTATACCCATATTAAGGGTTGCATACCAGTCGTCTTCAAAAAGACCACTATCGTTAATCTCGTTGTCGCCAGTCATCAGTTTTCTCCTGTTTGAACCACTCAACAATTTCGTCAATATTTGTATCTCCACCTAGATGATTAGATGGATCTGGATGTCCCAGATCCATTTTATTCAAAAAATCGTCCAAGTCACCCTCTTTCATATTTGGGTTTCTTGCTTGTCTTCTCGCTTTCCTCAACATCTCTCCTGCCGATCTGTTTGACTTTGCTAGTTTATCTGCCCAGATCATTTCAGATAACTGTACCTCTTCTCCTTTGATGATTTTGTTACAGATGAACTCCAATCGGAGGCGGTATTGAGTAGAAAGCATAAAAAAGTTATTCTTTTGCCAATATTTATGTTGACACTCTAAATCTAGCGTAGGATAATGACCTCGCATCCTCTATTTCATTAGGTTTTATGAGGTACAGCTGACTTTGACATTCATTCCAAGTGTAGTTTCTACTTGTGCCCCAGTGGAAGTTAAAACCTTTGAATCCCCATTGCTCTACATCTGTACATGCGATTAATGGAAACTCATCATACCTTATATTTGGTGTCTTGGCAGTGTATATAAAGGTATAAAATTGCCCTGGTTCTGGTACAATCTCCATCTCATCCAGAACTGACATTAGTTCCAGCATGGTATCTTCTGGTTTTTCCAAACCAGTAAATTTATCTACAATTGGTTGAAGCCTACTCATACTCCTAGGTTGTCTTCTGTTAAGATCTTAAATTGAAGTAAGTGGTCCTTGCAATATTCTTTAGCGGCGCTCCATTTTGCTTGATTCTTAGCATACTCTGTCACCTCTCTAATGTAGGCAGGAGTGCGCTCCTTCTTCTTTTTAGGTTCGACGCATTGTTTTTTAGGTTTTACTTCTATAATATACTTCTGAATCTTACCGCCAGTCTCTCTTACTTTAATATAAAAGTCGGGAAAATATCTATGGATTCTTCCATCAAGAGGCGAGCGATATGGGATAACAATCTCTTCACTTCCCCATTCTAATATGTTTGGATTCCTATCACAGTACACCATGAACTTTCGTTCCCACAAACTGCGATAAATAATGTTGCGATGGTCTCCTCGATATTTTCCAGTATTGCTAGGTTGAAACTTACCCTTATATGCCATTAATTAAAAAATGTTTCACATGGAGTATTTAGTGTGGGCTTAATCAAGGATAGAGATCCAAGAAGAATACAGACTGAGAGTATCAGAAAACTCTTCCAAGAAGTGGCGACTACAAGTCACTATGAGGTCTTCTTTCAGTCCCTACCAGCAAAACTCATCAAGTTCATTAAGGACAGAGATGATGAGGTAGATAATAAGTTTATATTCAGAGATCTTGGTCTTCTTTGTAAGACTGCTTCTCTACCAGGTACTTCCTTTGCGACTGCACAGGTGTCTGGACATGCTATGGGTATTGTTCAGAAATATGCCCACACCAGGATCTATCCTGACTTTACTATGACTTTCATAGTAGATGATAAGTATCGGGTTGTTAGATTCTTTGAGTTATGGCAAGAGTTTATTTCTAGTGGTGGTCAAGAGAATCCTACTAGAAGAGCTTACTACCACAGAATGGAGTATCCTGTAGACTATAAGTGTGAGACATTAAGAATACAGAAATTTGACAAAGACCATGATCACGATGTAGAATACACTTATATAAATGCATTTCCTAGAAGTCTTGCACCGATTACAGTTTCCTATGACCAAAGTAGATTATTGGAGTTGTCAGTCACATTTACATATGACAGACACTTCTTTGGTGGAATAGATAGATTGAGTAGAGCATATAGATCTGGTCAACTCAGCAAGTATAACGATCCATTCCAGTTCGTTAATACCAACCCCGCCAATTACTCCAAAAACCTTAAGACGGCAAATATTGACTTTGGTTCTGCATTCAACTCTGGTCTTGATATTGATTATTCTAAGTATAATTTGAACAAGAATTATTATGATCCCAAACTCAAGACTAAGACTGGAGACTTTGATTTTAACACCAACCTCAATATCGATTACACAAGGTTCAAATAAATAATCCACTGACATAATATTATGCCTTTACCAACGATTGCAACTCCAACTTATGAGTTGACTCTGCCCTCATCAAAAAGAAAAGTAAAATACAGACCCTTTCTTGTCAAAGAAGAGAAGGTTCTTATCATGGCAATGGAGAGTGATAATCTCTCCGATATTGGAAGAGCTATCAAAGATGTTCTCTCGTCGTGTATTCTGACCCGTGGTATTAAAGTAGATAAACTGTCTACCTTTGATATTGAGTATCTGTTCCTGAATGTTCGTGGTAAGTCAGTAGGAGAGACGATTGACTTGCTCATTACTTGTCAAGATGATGGGGAAACAAAAGTTCCTGTAAGCATCTCTATCGATGAGATCAAGGTCAAGTATCACGATGATCACAATCCAGACATTAAACTGGATGATAAACTGACGATGCGTATGAGATATCCATCTCTCAGCGAATTCATCGCGCAGAACTTTGGCACTGGCGATAAACTAGATCAATCATTTGAGGTGATCGCTGGTAGTATCGATCAAATCTTTTCCGAGGAAGAATCTTGGGAGGCAAAAGATTGCACCAAGAAAGAACTCGTTCAATTCATCGAACAGTTGAATTCATCTCAATTCAAGC